CAATAAAACTAAATTACTTTATCAATCGTGGCAGCTACCATAACGGCAACATTATCAAGTGCTACTGCAAATAGCTATGTCACATTGGCAGAAGCTAATACATATTTTGAAACCGTACCAGATTCAAGCACTTGGACTAATAAAACAGACGATCAAAAGAATAGAGCATTAATAGCAGCGACTCGATGGATTGATAGTTTTGTATTTTATGGAGACAGATGTGATAATGGACAGGCACTTAAATTTCCTAGAAATAACTATAAAGTTGATGATGTTGAACTAGCTTGTACTTCAATTCCAAACAATATTAAATACGCACAATATGAATTAGCTAGAGCGTTAGCAAATGATACAGAAGCTATGACTGGAAATACAGGAACAGCAGGTAATTTTGAAGAAGTAAAATTAGGAGATATACAGGTAAAATATAATACTGACAGTCAAGGTATTGGTGCAGTTAACAATATCATGGATGTTTACCCGTGGCTACAAAGTTATCTTGGAGCATATATGCTAGGGGGAGCTGGTGCTTATCAAGTGAGGGTAGTTAGAGGATAATGGCAGGACAATTAGATTCATTACTAAAAAGTGTAGCTAAACAGGTAGTAGCTGATTTAGGTAGTTCTTTAGATGCAACGATTAACTATGTAAAAAAAGGGAGATCAAGTTATAACATTGATACTTCTGAGCAAATTACTATTGATACTACTTATTTAAATTTAAAAGTACCTATTGAGTTTATTAAATCTGAAGATGACGAAGGTAAAGAGATTAGACAGGCAAAATTGTATATTACTCCCGATTTAATTGGTAATAATCAAGTTGATTTTGATGATGAGATACAACTTACATATGCGGGAGAAACAAGAACAGCACAGATTTATGATATTGATACTAAAAAAGGTGGGCAGGTTTATTTGTTTACGGTATTGGTGCGGTTCTGATGGCTAAAGATTTTTTAAAAAGTGATCCGATGAAAGATTTAGAGAGTCAATTAAATGCTGATTTCAATAAACTTGTAAAAAAAGTACATCGAAGTTTATCTACAAAGAAGAGAAGTCCTGTTTATACTGGATTTTTTGCATCTAGTTGGAAAGCACAGACTATGGGTGTAAAAGCAAAAGATGACATAAAAGATTTTAAACCGTGGTCTGATATTAAATTAGCTTTTGACAAAGGTGGAGATAGTTGGAAGAAAGCAGGTTCAAGACCATCAAATCCAAAAGTTCAGCCTAGATTTAAAGTTAATAAAACATTTAATTATAAACGACCAGTTTTTATTGGAAATAGAGCTAAATATGCAGCTTACGCTTTAGAAGGTGGTAAAGTTCAATATTTTATACAGGGAGAACTTGGAAAACTCATAAAAGAAACAATGAAAGAAGGTAAACTATTTATAGCATCAAGACAGACAAAAGGTTTGTCTAGTGAAGGTACAGGTGGACAGGCTTACACTGAATTTTAATTATGACTTTAGTAAAAACAAGAGCAGCATTTGAAAAGGCAGTTACAGATGCGGTAACAGACGTAGATCCAACTGTTTCTATGGTTTATGACAATGTTACTTTTACAACTTCGGGTAAAACTAAAAAATATGTGATGATGATGGTCAATTACACTCAATCAACACTACAAAATCAAGGAGCTAGTTCAGATTATTATTCTGGTGTTATTCAATGTAATATTTACGTCCCAAAAAGTAAGGGAACAAAAGATTTATCTGCTATAGCTGAGAGTGTGATTAATGGATTAACTTCTGTAAATGCTTCTACCTATGTTGATACTTTTAGTGTGAAGCCAAGAGTACAGGATATAAACGGGCCTACAATGCTTGAAATTGAAGATAGAAGTCATTTCGTGGGTGTAATATCTTGCCAATTCTCTACTAATGCCTAGTATAATAAAGTAGCAATACTTATTTTATGACTAGAGCAATCGAACTTTTGAAGAATAGTTTTGGTGTTAGCCAACTATATCAACATGATGTGATTAAAGACGGCAATATTATTTTCAGTGTGTATTGGCATCCACTTACTATTTCTGAAAGAGAATCAATAAGTAAAAAATCAAATACTGATGACACTAATGATTTTGCTTTGATGTTAATGATTGAAAAAGCATTAGATAAAGATGGTAACAAACTTTTTCAAGATGGTGATAAAGCATCTCTTAGAAGAGAAGTTGAAGCAAATATTCTACAGGAGATACAATTAGCCATGATAAACGCTGGTGCTGATAAGGAGGTTAAAGAGGCTAAAGCCGATTTAAAAAGCTAATAAAGAATGGAAATTTATTTTTTCATTAGCAAAAGAATTAAAAAAAACTGTAGCTGAATTATGTGAAACTTTAACGGTTGAAGAGATGATAGGTTGGGCTGCTTATGCAGAGATTGAATACGAAGAATATGAAAAACAAAAAGAACAAGCACAAAGAAATAGTGCTTTAAAAGGTAAAAGAAGGTAATATAGAGAAAATGTTTTTAATTTTTATTTAACAGTGGCTAATTATGATGTATCAATAAAAATAGCCATTGCAGGTGCAAAACAATTAGATAAAGTCAACAAACAAACCGATAAGTTAAAAGCATCAATAAACGCAGTAAATCAAACAGCAGAATTAAGTGGCAAAAAACCTGTAAGAAATTTTAAAAATTTATCAAAGGCAGTTACAGACGCTAGAGATGCTTTAGATGAAGCAGCCATTGGAACGAAAGAATTTAATAAGGCTATAAAAAATGTTGTGAAAGTTGAGGATAAATTTAATAGACAACAAAAAATAAAAGAAAGAGCTTTGAAAGTAGAAGAATTAAGAATAAAGGAAGGTATAACTTTAAAAGAAGCAAAGATTAGAGTAACACAAGAAGAAATAGAACTTGAAAATAAATTAGCTATTGCAAAAGAAAAAAGTGCTACGGCAGAAAAACGAAGAGCTATAACACGGGGAATTACATCAGGAATTGGTAGTGGAATTATTGGTGGTGGCTTTCCCTTGCTATTTGGACAAGGACCAACAGCAGCACTTGGCGGTGCATTAGGTGGTTTAGCTGGAGGAGCAATGTCAGCAATACCAGGAATGGGACAGTTTGGTTTTGCTTTATCCATTGCAGGCACTACTATTGGTAGTTCTTTAGAACAATTAACAAAGGCATTAACTAAACCCACAGAAAATATCGAAACTCTTGTTAATAGATTGGGATTAGTGGGAACTGAAACAGGAGATTTGGCACTTGAGTTAAAAAGACTTGGTTTAGAATCATCTGCTGCTGAATTATTGTTAAAAGAATTTGAGAGAGAATTTGGGTTATCTGCGGATCAAATAGAAGAAAATGCAGAAAAAATGAGTGATTTTAATAATGAAATTAACAAGTTAGGAACATCTTTAACTTTATTACTGTCAGATGTTTTAGGTCCTTTAATCAAAGAACTTAATGAATTTATAAAAGGGCAAAAACCAGAGGGCACAGTAAGAAACGTTACAGGAGCAATAGATTTTTTTACTGCTAATGCTTTTGACCTTGATAAAAGAGGTGGTATTTTAAGTGAGTTACCTCCTTTACCAGGTCAAAAAGGTAAACGACCACTAAGCAATATTCCTGCTGCTGAAGGTAATGCAGTTATTGGAGGAGTAAAATTAAACCCTAATTTTGGTGAACAACCATTTAATCCTAATCAAGGTGCGATTGATTTAAAAAATAGGTCTATTGAAGTTAAAGAAATAGAACCATTAAAACAAGCGTTAAAAATTGAAAAGGCAAGATTAAAAGTAAGTGATGAACAATTAGATTTGATGCAACAAGAATTTGCTTTATCTAATTTAGAAAATGAATTAAAGATTGCAGAATCGCAAAAAACTGATGAAGTTAATGATAAATTAGATTTAAAAATAAAAAAATTAGAATTAGCAAGAGACACTCAAGCACAAGTTGTTGAAAATACAAAAGCTCTAATAGATCCTTTTAAACAATTATCTGACATGATTCAGATAGATATGGGTAATGGTATAAAAGACCTTATAAAAGGAACACAAACATTAAATGATGTAATGAGAAATATGCTAAATAAAATGGCTGATGCGTTTTTAAATTTAGCTATTTTTGGAAATATAGGAGGTGGATCTATAACAGGTGGTTTACTCGGAGCAATATTTAAAGCAGATGGTGGCCCTGTAAAAGCTGGTGGCAGTTATATTGTAGGAGAACGTGGTCCAGAATTATTTACACCTAGATCGTCAGGAATGATTACACCGAACCATGCTCTTGGTGGATCTACAAATGTAGTAGTAAATGTAGATGCTTCTGGTTCGGCTGTAGAGGGAGATGAAGATAGAGGAAGAGAACTTGGTCGTCTTATATCTGTAGCGGTACAATCTGAATTAGTACAGCAGAAAAGACCAGGAGGTTTACTTGCATAATGGCTACTTTTCCTTCAATTACTCCAACATACGGGCAGCAAAAAAGATCAGCACCTAATACTAGAACAGTTCGTTTTGCTGATGGGTATGAACATAGAATATTATTTGGATTAGCTCAACATCAAAATCCAAAGATATTTACATTTACTTTTAATGTTTCAGAGACAGATGCAGATACTATAGAAACATTTTTAGATGCAAGAGCAAATGATAGTGCCAGCTTTGATTTTACTCCACCAGGAGAATCTAGTTCATCTAAGTTTGTATGTGAAAGTTGGAACAAATCAATACCATATTTAAACAGAGCAACAATACAGGCAACATTTAGAGAGGTGTTTGAACCATGAGCACAACAGTTTGGTCTGCTGGTGCTTCTTTATCTTTAAACACAATAGTTGCCCCTACAGAAAGTAACCGAGTAGCTGGTTTGTTTTTTAAAGTAACTGTAGCTGGAACGACAGGAAGTTCTGAACCAAACTGGCCTAATACTATTAACGAAACAGTTTATGATAATAATGTAGAATATGTTTCTTTTAGTGCTGTTTTTAGTGATTTACAGCCTATAAATCCCTCTGCAATTATTGAACTTTTTACATTACAGCTAGATAATGCTCTTCATGGTGCGACTACAATTTATAGATTTCATTCTGGATCTAACCTTAATGCAAATGGAGAAATAGTCTGGGCTGGTAACTCTTATCAAAGATTTCCTATAGAGGCTACAGGTTTTGCATATCAACGTGGTCAAATTCCAAGACCAAAACTTGTTGTAAGTAATGCACTTGGAACAATATCTGGAATTTTGTTAACTGTAAACGGGATAACAACAGGTAATGATTTAACGGGTGCTACTGTTACAAGAATAAGAACAATGGCAAAATTTATTGATGCTGCAAATTTTAGTGGCGGTAGTAATCCATTAGGAACACCAGATCCTACAGCAGAATTTAAACGTCAAATATATGTTATAGATAGAAAGTCAGCCGAAAACAGAGAAGTGGTTGAATTTGAGTTAGCAGGAGCTATTGATATGGCTGGAGTTAGAGCACCTAAACGTCAATGCACCCGTGCTTTATTTCCTAGTATTGGCACGTTTACACAATGAGTTGGAAATATAAAGCATTACTTCATGCTCAACGTGAAGATCCCAGAGAATCTTGTGGACTTTTATTAAATGTTAAGGGTAAAGAAAAGTATTATCCATGTCGTAATCTTTCAATTACAGATAATCAATGTTTTATTATTGATCCAGAAGATTATGTGAAAGCAGATAACGTAGGTGAAATTATTGCTGTTGTTCATAGCCACCCCATAACACCTCCAGATCCTAGTCAGGCAGATAAAATTAGTTGTGAACAGAGTAAGTTACCTTGGTATATTGTTAATCCTAAGACTGAACAGTGGGGTGAATGTAAACCAGAAGGCTACGTTCCAGATTTATTAGGTAGACCTTGGGTTTGGGGTGTTACTGATTGTTGGAGTTTAGTTGTTGATTGGTACGCAAAAGAAAAAAATATAAAGCTAAAAGATTATGCAAGAACAATAACACCACAAGAATTTTTAGAGAATCCTTTGTTTGAAGATTATGCTTGGCGAACAGGTTTTAGAGAACTTAGGCCAGACGAACCATGTGAAGAAGGAGATGTATTATTAATGTCAATAATGCACCCAACTTTAAATCATGTAGCTATTTTTCTTGGGGATATGGTTTTACATCATTTAGCAGATAGACTATCTTGTAGAGAGCCATATTCTGAGTGGTTGTTAAAATGTACTGGTAAGAGGTATCGCTATGCTCAGAAAAGTTAAACTTTATGGAGAATTAGCTGACTTTGTAGGTCATAAAGAATTAGATGCTGTAATAAATTCTACTGCTGATGCAATACGTTTTCTTGTCAGCAACTTTCCAAAGTTAGAGGCACATATGGCAGATAGGTATTATAAAGTGCTTGTTGATGATTATGAAATAGGAGAAGAAGATATACATAATCCAATAGGACAATCAGATATAAGTATTGTGCCTGTAATTAGTGGTGCTGGTGGAGGTTTAGGTAGAACTTTATTAGGAGTAGCAATGATTGGATTAGCATTTGCAATACCTGGTGCGACTTTAGGAATGGGTGGATTTTCAGCAGCAGCAGGTTTTAGTGGATTTCAAGCAGCAATAGGTAATATTGGTATTGCATTGACTTTACAGGGTGTAAGTCAAATGCTATTTCCTTTACCTCAACCACAAGATTTTAATAATGAAGAAGATCCAAGAATATCATTTAGCTTTTCTGGAGTGCAAAATACATCACGAGCAGGAACTAGCCACCCTATAGCTTATGGTGAGATAGTAACAGGATCGGTTGTTATCTCTGCTGGTATTGACACTAATCAGGTATCAGCATGACAGATAAAATTATTAGAGGTTCTGGTGGTCCTCCTCCTACTCCACCATCTCCTACAAGAGCACCTGATACTTTAAATAGTAGACAGTTTGCATCTATTCAAGATTTGCTATCTGAAGGAGAGATTGAAGGTTTTGCTACTCCATCAAAAGCAGGACTTACAAAAGGGTCTACAGAATATAATAATGCAGCATTAAAAGATATATTTTTAAACGATACGCCTATTCTTCAATCTGATGCAAGTAATACGGATCCACAGACTTCTGATTTTAATTTTCAAAATGTAAGTTTTACACCTCGTTTTGGGACAGGAAACCAAGAGCATATACCTGGAATACAACAATCACAAAGTCCTCTATCTAATTTTGCTTCTGTACTATGCAGTAAAAACGGTGGTGGTGTTGCAAGGGATTTACCTACAGGAAAAGATGCTGTAAAAGTAACTGTTACTTTTGCACAAATACAGAAAGCAACAGATCAAGGTGATTTATTAGGTTCAACTGTAGAATTAAAAATTTCTTTAAAAGTAAATAGTGAAACGAGTTATACTGAAAAATTAACAGATACTATCACTGGTAGAACTGCTGATGCCTATTCAAAAGAATATAGAATTAATTTACCTGATGGTTATACTTCTGCAAATGTAAAGGTAGAAAGAGTCACAGACGATCAAGTATCAGGAGGTAGTATTGTAGACGCTTTTAGTGTAAGTAGTATTCAATTATTAATTGATGATAAACAAACATACTTAAACAGTGCTTATACAAATTTAAGGATAGATTCTGAACAGTTTAGTTCTATACCGAAAAGAGCTTTTCGTATTCGTGGAGTTAAAGTAAGAATACCAGGAGCAGGAGCATCTAACTCTGGTACACCCACTGTTGATTTGCAGACAGGCAGAGTAATTTATCCAACAAACTACATCTTTAATGGAACTATGGGTGCTGCTCAATGGTGCTCATGCCCAAGTCTAATATTACTCGACCTTCTCACTACTGAAAGGTACGGATTTGGAACGCATATATCAGACAGTAATTTAGATTTATTTAGTTTTATAGCAGCTAGTCGATACGCAAATGAACTGGTATCAGATGGATTTGGAGGACAAGAAGCTAGATTTAATTGCAATGTAAACTTACAGGGATCTATGGAAGCGTACCAGTTAATAAATGAATTAGCTGGTGTTATGAGGTGTTTTCCTATATGGTCTGAAGGTTCTGTAACTATCTCACAAGATAGACCAACTGATCCAAGTTATTTATTCAGTTTGGCAAACGTAGGTGAAGGTGGTTTCTCTTATTCTGGTAGTAGTTTAAAACAAAGACATACACTTATTTCTGTTAGCTATTTCAATATGGATAGCAGAGAAATAGATTACGAGGTTGTAGAAGATACCGCAGCACAAGCAAAATTAGGGATAGTAAAGAAAGATGTAAAAGCATTTGCAACAACTTCTCGTGGTCAGGCTCAAAGGCTAGGTAAAGCAATTTTATTTAGTGAGCAAAATGAATCTGAAGTAGTTAGTTTTACAACATCAATAGATGCTGGTGCAATCATAAGACCTGGATCTGTTATTTCTGTTAATGATCCTGTTCGCGATGGTGCCAGACGATCTGGAAGGGTTAAAGCTGCTTCTACAACTCAAATTACTGTAGATAACACAATAGATTTAAATACTTTTGGAGGTGCGAATCAAAAATGTAGTGTATTATTACCGAATGGATCGTTAGAAACAAAAAACATAACAGGTATTATAAATAATCAAATAACTTTAGATTCATCTTCTCCTTTATCTGCGGCACCAAATGTTAACTCCATATGGTATGTGCAAAGTGATCGAATTGAACCTGATGAAAGACCCAAAACATTTAGGGTAATAACTGTTGAAGAGCAAGATGGTATAAATTATGCAATCACAGCACTTACTTATATTGATGGTAAATATGCAAATATTGAACAAGGTATTTCTTTACCGCCTAGAGGTGTTTCATTACTTAATAGTCCAAAAGATCCTCCATCAAACTTACAAGCATCAGAAAGAGTTGTTGTTATTAATGCTCTTGCAGTACCAAAATTAATTTTATCTTGGGTATCTGTTACAGGAGTTAGTCAATATTTAGTTCAATATAGATTTAACAATACAAACTGGGTTAGTGAAACAGTATTTAGACCTGATTTTGAGTTATTAAATACTGAGGCTGGTGCGTATGAATTTAAAGTATTTTCATATAATGCAGCTTTAAAATTATCAGCTACATCGACTGATCTAACATTTAATGCTGTTGGTAAAACCACTCCACCCGAAAATGTTCAAAATCTATCTATAGAACCAATTACCAATAAGCTGGTAAGGCTTAGATGGTCTAAAGCTGTAGATCCTGATGTTTTGCATGGGGGTAGAGTTTATGTAAGACATAGTAATTTAACTGATGGTAGTGGCACATTTCAAAGTTCAGTTGATCTCGTAACTGCACTAGCTGGTAATACTACAGATGTTGTTGTTCCTTCTTTAGAGGGAGAGTATATACTTAAATTTCAAGATGACCAGGGAAACTTTAGTACAGGCGAAACAAGTATAATTCAAGATTTACCAGATTTAATTGATACTCAAACAATACTTACGCAAAGAGAAGATTTATTAAGCACACCATTTAGCGGAACAAAAACTAATACAACATTTAGTAGTTCTGCAAGTGCTTTACAATTAACAAATCCAGCAAGTAACGCCACTGGTACATATGAGTTTGCTTCTGTTGTTGATTTAGGTGCTGTATTTTCTCTTGATTTAAAAAGAACACTAAGATCAGTTGGATTTAATACTGGATCTGATATTGAGACATTGATTCCTAGTGGATCTTTATGGGATAACTATGCGATAGATGGTAATTTTGATGGAGCAGCAGCCGATGAAGCAAACTGTCAAATACAGGTAGCAACTTCACAGAGTTCTTCAGCAGCCTTTGGTTCATTTAATAATTTTGCAAATGGTACATTTAAAGGTCAAAGGTTTAAGTTCAAATTAATTTTAGAGACTACAAATACCAGTCAAAACATGAATGTGCAACAAGCAGGATTTATTGCAGAGTTTCAATCGAGGACAGAACAAAGTTATCAAACAGGTGGAAGTACATCTACTGCACCACAATCATCTGGTACTTCATCATCAGGTAAAACTGTTACCTTTGGAACACCATTTTTTGTCGGTACTTCATCTTTAGGAGGAGCAAATGCGTTTTTACCTTCTATTGGAATTACAATACAAGATGCTATAGATGGTGATTTCTTTCAAATATCAAATGTAAGCGGAACAGGCTTTACAATTAAGGTGATGAGAAATAATGTTAATACTTTTGTTGATAGGTCTTTTACTTTTTCTGCTGTAGGATATGGTAAAGGAGTGTAATATGGAGAAAAGCGTTTTTTAAATGAGTCAGGTAGGAGACTACAATATAGCTAATGCCTCTGGTGCTTCAGTAAGAAGTGACCTAAACGCTGTTTTTGATGCGATAAAAACTCTAAACAGTGGTGGTTCTGATCCTTCAAACCCAGAAGCATTCATGCCTTATGTAGATACAGCAGATAATAATAATTTAAAAATTAGGAACTCAGCTAATAATGGATTTACTACTATAGGTCCTGTAAACTCTGCGAATTTAGGTTTATTACCAAGAGCTGGTGGTACGATGACAGGTCAGTTACTTGCTGATGATGCTTCGGGTGCTGGTGCACCAGCTATATCTTTTGATGGAGATGCAGATACAGGAATATTTAGAGTAGGAGCTAATACTATGGGTTTTGCTACTGCTGGAGTTGAAAGAGTTGAGATAAGTGATGCTGGTCTGGATATGAGTAACGGGTTGCCAATAAGATTTCAAGATTCAAGTGGAGCACCTTTTATCGCTTTAAAATCTCCTTCCTCTGTAAGTAGTAACGTAACTTTTACTTTACCAGGAGCAGATGGTAGCGCAGGACAATTTTTAAAAACCGATGGATCTGGAGCGTTATCATTTACAACAGTACAAGGTGTGCCAAGCGGTTCCGTATTTTGTATGGCAGTAGCCACAGTGCCTTCGGGATATTTGGAATGTGATGGATCAGCAGTTAGTAGAACAACTTATTCCGCTTTGTTTGCGATAATAGGTACAGCTTATGGAACGGGTAATGGATCAAGTACTTTTAATCTTCCTGATTTAAGGGGTGAATTTATTAGAGGTTTTGATAATGGAAAAGGTACAGACTCAGGTAGAGCAATAGCAAGTGCTCAAACAGGTGATAACCAACAGCACTCTCACAACTACACAAATAACAGCATTACAGTTACAGGTTCGGATCATGCTCATCAAATAAGACCTATAGTATTAAACCAAAGCAATGGTGCTGTTAATATTACTTTAGGTTCTGGTCAATCTTATAACGTAGGTTACGCAAATAGTGATAACCAAGGAAATGTAGCTGCTGGTGATGCAGTTAAAACTAGCGGTAGCTTAAGTATGACAGGTACAGTAGGTATAACAATTAGTAATCAAGGTAGTGAAACTAGACCTAGAAATATAGCTATGATGTACGTTATAAAGACTTAACTATGGCAGTTATTCCAGGCAAAAAAAATTTTACCGTTCAGCGTAGAGCAGATTTTCCCTTACGTTTAACTTTTAAAGATTCTACTGGATCTGCAATAAACCTTACAGGTTTTACGGTTTCAGCACAGGTTTATGACGATTCACGCACCACAAAATATGCTGATTTTACAGTTGCTTATACAAATAGAGCAGGAGGAATAGTTGATATTTCTTTGTCTGACACTGATACTGCAAACTTTACTCCAGAAATTTTAAAATATGATGTATTACTAACAGATGGATCGGGTAACAAAGAATATTATTTAGAGGGTACACTATTTATAAGTGAAGGTTACACAGCATGAGCAGTCCTAATCAAGTTGTTGTCAGTCAGGTAAATGATGTTACTACTGTTGAGATTACAACAGCAGGACCACAGGGAGCTACGGGTGCTCAAGGTCCGCAGGGAATAGGCTCTGCAACCGTAAGTATAGGAACAACATCTACAGGCAATGCTGGAACAAGTGCTGCGGTTACTAACACTGGAACGGGTACAGAAGCAGTTTTAAACTTTACAATCCCAAGGGGTAATACAGGAGCTACAGGAGCTACTGGATCACAAGGACCTGCTGGCCCTACTGGAGCTACTGGAGCAGATGGCAATGATGGTGCGACAGGACCACAAGGAGCTACAGGTGCCACAGGACCTCAAGGTGCTACTGGACCTCAAGGTGCCACTGGTTCTCAAGGACCTCAAGGAGACACTGGTGCGACTGGTGCAACAGGTACTCAAGGGCCTCAAGGAATACAAGGACCTATAGGAAACACAGGTGCTCAAGGTGCAACTGGTGCTACTGGTGCTACAGGAGGATTTGGTGGTGCAAGTTTTGAATATCAGTTTAACACTTCTACAAGTGACGCAGATCCAGGTGGAGGTAAATTAGGTTTTAATAACAGCACTTTGCAGAGTGCAACAGTCTTATTTATAGATGATACTGATAAGAACAGCACAGATATACAGCCTTTTTTAAGGACTATAGATGATTCGACATCTACAATAAAAGGTCATTTTAAAGTAAGTGAAGAGAGTAATTCAGATAATTTTAGGTTATATACAATTTCTGCTGCAACAGAAGCTACTGGCTATCACAAGGTAACTTGTGCTTATGTTTCTGGTAATGCTTCTTTTAGTAGTAATGAAAACTTAGTTATTACTTTTGCAAGAACTGGAGATAAAGGAGATACAGGTGCTACAGGTGCACAGGGTCCTCAAGGTATTCAAGGTATTCAGGGTGCGACAGGTGCACAAGGGGCAACTGGAGCGACAGGCCCTCAAGGTCCAGCAGGAAATGATGGATCTGATGGATCTGATGGATCTGATGGAGCAACAGGTGCGACAGGTCCGCAAGGTGCTACGGGAGCAACGGGTCCGCAGGGAGCAACTGGAGCCACAGGGCCACAGGGTCCCGCAGGTAATGACGGGTCAGATGCCACAGTAAATGCAACTAATGTAAATAATGCTGGTGCGGTAATGAACAGCGATCTTGATGGTAAAGGAGAGCTGCTTGTTGGGGATGGGTCAGGAGATCCTACTGCTTTAGCTGTTGGTACTAATAATTATGTATTAACTGCTGACTCTAATGAAGCTACTGGTGTTAAATGGGCTGCTGCTAGTAGCGGATTAAGTTCTGACTCTCAATCTAATACAATCGGTGGCACTGACGCTGGAAGTTCTTTAGGTACTGACTCTTATAGAAATACGTTATATGGTCACGACGCTGGTAAAGTTGTAGGAACTGGAAATGTTTTTTCTGTCAATAATGTGTTTATTGGAGATTCAGCAGGAGAAGCACTTACATCAGGAAGCACTAATGTTGGAGTTGGCTATTCATGCGGGCCTAAAACAGGAGGATCCAGCACTGTAGCTGTTGGAGCTTATAGCTTGCAAAATTGCACTGGTAGTTCTGCATACAACGTTGGAGTAGGCATTAGCAGTGCAAGATTTCTTACTACTGCTGTCCAATGTGTAAACATAGGTGGATTTACAGCCCATTCTTTAACCACAGGAAGTCAAAATGTTACTATCGGTTATCAGGCTGGCGATAATATAACTACTGGATCAAACAATATTGCCATAGGTCATGGTACTGACCCTTCTTCTGCAACAGTTTCAAACGAAGTAACAATTGGTAACTCAAGTATTACTAAGTTTAGAGTTCCAGGTATAGATGTAGTTCTTAAAGATAATGGTGGAACGCCTACACAAGGTCATGTATTAACAGTAGACGCAAATGGAGAGGCTGGATTTGCTGCTCTATCAAGTAGTGAATTTACTACTGATAGTAATAATAACCTTGTTGCGGGTGTAGGTGCTTTTGAAGGAACTGGAATAAGAAATATTGCTTTAGGTAGGGAGGCGTTAGATGACGGTACAACTGCTGAACATAGTGTTGCTATAGGTTATCAGTCTTTACCTGTTGCTACAACAGCTAGTTACAATACTGCAGTGGGTTATCAAACCTTACTACGCTGTACAACAGGAGAATATAACGCTGCTTATGGTTATGTGCCCATGCAGCAAGTTACAACAGGTAAACATAATGTTGGTATTGGTAGTTATGCTTTAAACGCAGCTACTACTGGATGGAATAATATTGGTATAGGAAGAGAAGCTGGCCGTAATATTACAACTGGAAACGGTAATATATGTATTGGTTTATATGCAGAAGCATCTTCCGCAACAGCTAACTATGAAGTAACGATCGGTAATTCCAGTATTACCAAATTTAGAATACCTGGTATAGATGTAGTTCTTAAAGATAACGGAGGCACTCCAACACAAGGACACGTTCTAACTGTAGATGCTAATGGAGAGGCTGGCTTTGCAGCAGCCTCTGGCGGTGGAGGTTTAACTTCTGACTCACAAAACAACACTGTTGGAGGTACAAACGCAGGGGATAGCTTTTCTGGAACTGACGCTACAGACAATACTTTAATTGGTTATAACGCTGGAACAGCAATTTCAACTGGAGATAATAACACTGGATACGGACATAACTCTCTTATTTCTCTTACAACAGGCAGTAATAATACAGCAGTAGGAAGAAACTCTTTGCGAAGTGGTGGTTCTGTTTCTGGTTCAGAAGCATTTGGTAATCAAGCATTATTTAGTGCAGTAAGTGGACAAAACGTGGCTATAGGTACAAGCTCTTTGTTTTCGCTTACTAGTGGCACAGAAAATACAGTAGTTGGTACAAATGCTGGAGATGCTGTAACGACTGGATCTTACAACAGTCTTTTTGGAAAAGAAGCTGGTACAGCTATGACAACAGCAAATTATTGTACTGCTGTAGGTACTAATGCTGGTAAAGCAATCACTACAGGAAATAATAATACTGCCTTTGGGTATGACGCTTTACAGGCAAACACAACTGCGGTACAAAATGTAGCGGTAGGTTCTTATGCCTTACGTTCTAATACAACAGGGGTGAAAAATGTAGGTTTAGGTTCTTCTGCTTTGTATGCAATTACAACTGGAAGTAACAACACATCACTAGGTCATCAGGCTGGTAAATCAATCACTACTGCCGATAGTCAAACATTTATAGGTTATAACTGTGGTTCTTCTGTTACATCAGAAGCCAGCATTAGAACAGCCGTAGGCTACGAAGCAATGAAAAATGCTACAGGTCAGAACGGAAATGCTTTTGGAAGAAGAGCTTTATATAGTCACACAGCTTCAAGCGAAAACGACGGAAGTAACTCAGCTTTTGGTACTTTATCTCAATACTTAAATGTTTCTGGAGGTAGAAATTCGAGTTTTGGTAACAACAGTCTTCAGAATCTAACAACAGGTACTGAAAATACTTGCGTGGGTATGCAAGCAGGTCAGAATACCACTACGGGTAGCAGAAATACGTTTATCGGAAGGGGTGCTGGTGCTGGTGGAGGTGGAGTTACAGGCAATAATAATATTTGCATAGGTTATGACGTTGACCCTATAAATGGTGAGAGCAATACAGTTACTATTGGCGACTCAAACATTACCAAGTTTAGAGTTCCAGGTATCGGGCTTGAAGCAGAAGATGGTGTATTATCTCTTAAAACTGGTAGTGGCAGCGTAGCAGAGGCCAGATTTTATTGTGAGTCTAGTAACGCACATTATGTAGCCATAAAATCCCCTGCACACTCCGCATACTCTGGTAATGTTAATTTTGTTCTACCACCAAACGGAGGGACAAACGGTTACTTTTTAACAACAGATGGTAGCGGCAATACATCATGGGCAGCCGCTAGTGGTGGTGGATTAAGTTCTGATGTATACGAAAATACTTTAGGAGGAACAAGTGCTGGTAGCAGTTTAAGTGGATCTAATGATGCTTATAATACTTTCTTTGGTTATCACGCGGGTAAAGATTATAGTGGTTCAAGATCAACAGCTATTGGAAGTCAAGCATTAAAAACTAACTATGACGGTGTAAATAATGTAGCTGTTGGAGCTATTTCTTTTCCTCTCGCAACAGGTGGTCAATTAGTTGGGGTTGGTGCAAATACAGGAAAAAGCACAACTTCTGGAGCAAATAACACCTTTTTAGGATCGGCTGTTGGTTATTTCAACACGACAGGAGCTGATAATACTGCTGTGGGAATGCAAGCGTTGTTTAACAACACTACAGCATCAGGAAATACAATTGTTGGCAAAACTGCTGGTAGAGATATAACTACTGGAGCTAATAACGTATTAATTGGACTTAATACTGGTAACTCAGGAACAAATGATCTTACCACTGGCTCAAATAATATTATTATTGGCTATCAAGCAGCAGCCAGTGCAGCGACAGTATCTAACGAGATTATTTTAGGTAATTCAAGCATCTCCACCTTAAGGTGTAATACACAAACAATAAGTTCTCTTTCAGATAGAAGAGATAAAACAGATATAAACATTCTTGATCTTGGTTTGGATTTTGTTAAATCTTTAAATCCTGTAAAATTTAAATGGAAAACTAGAGATGGTAATGGAAAAGATGGATTATATGAAGCTGGTTTTATAGCACAGGACTTTCAACAGCTACAAAAAGATAATAACGCTGAATATCTCAAACTTGTTATGGATAGTAACCCAGACCGTTTAGAAGCTTCTTACGGTAAACTTATACCAATACTTGTCAAAGCTATTCAAGAGCTTACAATAGAGGTTGAGAAACTAAAATCAAATGGCTGAACGCACCACTGACGAAATCGCTACTATCTTTACTAATGCTGGAGATAGCGTAACTGTAATTAACACACTTGCTGCTTTGTCATCTCTTACTGATGAACAGAAAGATGAAATCAAACGTAATGTAGAACATCTTGAAATCATAAAGGCTTATAAAAAAGAGGATAACACTACTTCTATATGGACTACAGAGGACTTTACGGTTCAAGATGCTGCGGTTACACTAGGAAAAACTAAATACTAATTAATGGCTCGTAAAACAACAGAAGAATTACAGCAAGAATTAAAAACATTGCAAGAAAACTATAGCGAAGCAGTAGAAGTTCAAAAAAATTGTCAGAACAGAGCTATTGCTGTTAACGCTATTTTGGCTGATAGAGCAGAAGAAGAAGCCGAAAAAAAGCAAGAGGAATAGGTTTTTTAGTAAAAAATTGTCCTGTCTGTAATAAAGTATTTGAAACGATGGAACAAAGAAAGATTTATTGTTCTGGAGCGTGTAAGACAAGATCATGCAGAAGCAGAAAATGACAGACTCTAAATTAAATAACGTTACATCAGAATATTTATTTCCAACTCAAATAGCAAAAGGAACCATACAAAATTTTGATGATATTCAACAAAATTTAATTGATTGGATTTATGATTATAAAGAAAAAAATTCTGGTATAGCAAAAATATCAAATAAAAAAGGCTGGCAGAGCTTATCTAAAGAAGTGTTTGTTGACGAAGGATTTGAACCTTTTAAGGATACTATTATTCAATGTATGGATCAGTTATCTAAAGAGTTTCGTATTTTTAGACGTTTAGATTTAGTACAGATGTGGCTCAATATTAATGGTCCTTTTTCTTACAACGTATCACATAGACATCCTGGAGCTGACTTATCAGGAGTACTGTGGATAAAGCAGACACCTGAATCTGGTCGTTTTGTATTCGATAATATGGATACAGGTTATAGAGATGCAATGTTGTTATATGGCATGGATGCAGAACATTTAGAGGAAAGAAAAATGCCTTTAGAGTACGTTCCACAATATGAAAATGGAACTATGCTTTTGTTTCCTGCTGGTTTTACTCATAGAGTTGAAATAAATGAGACAACAGAAGATCGTATCTCTTTATCTTTTAACCTTAAAATAATGTGAGTTAAATTCTCTGTTAATCATTCCTGCCATGACATAAGCTGGTGCTATACCTATAATTAGCAGTAACATAATAAATTTTAAATAAATGCTAAATCGCATCTGTCAAATTTTGAGCATTGTTTCATTTGTAATGGTAGCTTCCATGAGTGGTGGAGCATACTTTGGTTACAAGTATGTAACTTCAGAACAGTTTAAATCAAAAGTTATGAATGAAATACTTGGAAACGTACAAGGTGCTATGCCTAAAGTTTTAGATAATGTAATGCCTAATGTTACAGGCCCATCTATGCCTTTACCTAAAAAATGAGTGAGATTCCTCGTTTTAAAATTAACGAGATTCAGATACATCAAATACCAATATGGAAATTTAACAACCCAACAGTAAATTACATTAATAAACCTGTTGTAGATATTCCTGGTTGTGTAAGAGTTCATAGGAATAATCTTACAAGTCTTATTGATAGTGATAAAGATGAATATGGTACATATACAGAATGCGGTAATTTTAGTATTCCTAGTTTTGAACCTTTGGAGTATAACCCTAACGAATTTAATTATACGCAATCTGAAAATACCAATAAGACAGAAGAGTTTGTTTCTTCAACGGTAGAACCTCCAAAGTACGAACCAAAAAAGAAAAAAGATAATCCGCTTTTTGTTGAATGTCCTGGGCCAAATGACCAAAGAGTAGGCCAATATGCTTCACAGTTTAAATTAGAACGTGTTATTGGACATAAGAGAAGCGAAGATGGTAGTAAATGTATAACTCTGTATGAGGACGTTAAATTCATCGAGCAATACATACCGAATCCTCCACAGCTTGTTAGCACTGCTGTTATTGCTACTGTTGCTGCCTCTACTCCATTATTGCTTAAT